GAATCACCTACCGAATCTGCTCCAATAACTTCGTGGTCTATTGCTGCTCTATTGGTCTGTGTTGCTGTCCAAATCGGGATAAGTGTTTCACCACTCAAACCTCTTAACTCCTCATATATCCCACCTAATTCAGCATAAAGACCATCCCTGTTACCATTTCCACTCTTTAATAAATCTGCGTAGTCAATAATGATAAGTTTTGGTTTGAATCCGGTTTGTTTTATCTTTTCAATGTGAGCTGCAATTGTTTTAGCAGATGCAAATTGTGGTGGATAATACTTAATACGAACTCTACCTGGAACTTGCTTTACCTTTCTGATAATCTCATCTTTCCTTTCCTTTTGGTCGGTTGTTGGAATACCTGTTAAGATTGTGATATATCTTTGACCTACATAACTTTCTGATAATTCCAAAGTATAATGTAATACATCAATACCTTTTTCCAAAGCAGAACATGCTATTTTAGATAAGAACCAACTTTTACCTATGCCCGATGGAGCCATTACTACACCTAATTCGCCAGGACCTAAACCACCATCCATAAGTTCATCAATTACTGACCAACCCGTAGGACACGAATCTCTTTTAACGTTCTCTAATATACTTTCAAAATCTTCAATAAAATCCAAACCTAAATCAGATTCAACACCCACTTTGGATGCCTTCATCATTGTATCTATAATTTGTTCGTATTGTCCGTTTTTGAGTAAGTCTACTGATTTGAATAAGGCTTCTTTAACTTTTTGGTTTTTACAAAATGTTAGATACTCTTTTTTTACATAAGGCATATCCTCTGCACCAACTTGTAGGTAGACATTCTTCAATTGTTCTACTACAGTTAACTTCAATCCCTTATCCTCTATTGCACCAACTTTAATCTTAAACACTTCCATTGTCGGAACTGTTCTATACTCATCAAAGTAATGTTGGACTTCACCTATAATCCATTGGTTTGCTTGAGATTCAAAAAATGCAGGTTTAGTAATTTCACCAACTTGTTCTAAAAATTTTACATCCGTGATAAGTGCAGCTACAACTTTAGATTGATAACCCTGGCCATATTTGACTAGTGTATCTACTTCTTGCATTACTTATCTTTTTTCTTTTTGTTTAATTGCTTTTCTGCGATTGTTTGTTCTTGTACTTCTACAACAACTTCTACTTCTTTTTTAGCAGGTCTTCTTTCTGCTTTCCACTCTGATTTAGGAATAAACTTCCATTCACTCGTTGCGTTGTAAGCTTCTCTATCACTTACTCTAATAATGTTTCCTGTTTTACTACTTTTAAGACACTTCATTGTTGACCTCCATGTTTTTATGTTATCTAATAACCATTAATAATTCTGATTCTCTAAGTAAGATGTATTTGTTACCACCTACTTTAATTTCTACTCCTTGATGATATGGTGGAAGGATTACTTCATCACCTACTTTTACACTCATTGGAATTGCTACTCCTGATTGTGTATAGATTCCGTCACCTACGGCTTCTACTCTTGCTCTCTTTACATCTTCCGATTTTGCACTATCTGGGATAATGATTCCACCGGCAGTTTTTGATTCTTCTTTTGGGTCTAATTCCGTTAAAAGAACTCTGTCTCCTAATGGTTTTGCTAATTTGTCTGCTGTTTTTGTCATAACTTTTTGTTTTTAAAATTTTGCTATATGTGAAAATGTTGATTGTAACCAGTCCAACACATTTGGGAAACCTTCTAATACTCTATTTTTCAAACCATACTTTAAGAAAGTTTGTTTGTCAAATTTAGTAGTCGGTTCGTTGTATCTATCCATAATTTTCATACGGAGATTGCCACTAAATGTTGGTTCTGCTAACTGCATCAATTTACGATTTCTTTCGCAAATTTCCAAATTATTTAAGAATAATTCGTGTGCTTTTGATTTTTTTGTTAGTGTGTTTACATAATTAACCATATCGGTAGTATCAACCAATTGGTGTTCCGATAACATTGGAAATGCTTTCATAATTGATTTGACACCCAATCCACTTATACCTTCAACATTGTCGGATTTGTCTCCGTCAATCATTCTGAAATTTATAAAATTATGTGGATGAATACCAAATTCCTCTACTACTTCTGGAATATTGTAAACTTTCTTTTTAGATGGTGAATATACACTCACATCTTTATTTACCAATTGAAGGAAATCCTTATCCGTACTCATTATTACAACCTTTTCGTTTTCTTGTCGTAGGGTTGTAGCAATATAAGCCATAACATCATCTGCTTCAATTCCATCATAAATCATAATGGAAACAGGTAATGATGAAAGTAGTTCACCTAATCCGGTCATTTGACGCTTCATAGATACACCTTCTTCTTCAGGGTTCATTTCAACGGATGCGGCACGATTCAATCTCATTTTGATTTTATTCTTACCTCTCTCCGATTTGTAACCAGAATATATGTTTTTTCTACTTTGTGAACCACCTTTGCCGTCAAAAACAACGACAACTCTTGTGGGGTTAATTGTACGGATTGCAAAGCCGATACTTTTCAAAGTACCGACTATGCCTCCAATATGGTCTCCGTTATCATTAAGATTCGGAGCGGTTGACCAAGAACGAATGAAGGTATTAAGACCATCAATTACTAAAGTTTTAGAGTTGCGTTGCAAATCACCAAATCCTTTATGTTCTTCATCTATTTCTTTTAGTATATCTAAATACTTTTTACTAATCTGACTCATTTGCTTCGTCCGTTGTTACTTCAACTTCATCCGAATTGGAATTGTTCTTATATTGCAATATTGCAGTCTCACAAATTCTTAAATAAATTTGCTCTTTAAGTTTCTCATCTAATAACATTTTTCCAAAGTCTTTAGATTGAAACTTCATAACTTCTCCTGAATCGATATCAATATATTCGTACCAAGCTCCTGCTTGCTTAAGGATTTTAGCGTCTTTCATAACTGCTAACCATCCACCATAATTGTCAATACCTCTATCAAAGAAAATGTCAAAGTCTGCATGTCTCAATGGTGGCCCCATTCTGTTTTTAATAACCTGACAACGAACTTTGATACCTACAATTCTATCACCTTGTTTCAATTGTCCCATATTCTTTAATCTCAATCTAACTGAGCTATGAAATGCTAATGCTTTACCACCCGATGTTGTCCACGGGTCACCAAACATTGCGTTCATCTTTTGTCTTAATTGGTTTGTGAATACAAGTGCAATTGACTGACGGCCAATCATATTAGTAATCTTTCTCATTGCTTTGGAAATAATAATAGCTTTGTCCGTTGCGTAACCATCTTTGTCGTAATCAGCTTCCATCTCTTTCTTTGAAGATGCTGCTGCTACTGAATCGACTACAATTGTAACTAATCTATCTTTATCACCTGTTCTTACTTTCTCAATAATTGTTTCACATGCTTCGAAAATACCTTCAACGGTATCAACTGAAACATATAGTAACTTTGAAATATCTACTCCGATTGCTTCTAAGTATTCTCTACTTACGGCAGTTTCGGTATCAATCAATACGGCTACTCCACCCTTGCGTTGTGTTTCTGCAAGAATATGGGCAGAGAGCAGAGATTTTCCACTCTGCTCTAAACCCGTAATCTCACATATTCGTCCAACAGGGAAGCCACCATAAGGTCTATTAGAGATTGCGACATCCAACATAGCATTACCAGTTGAAATCCAATCTTTAACATTGGTAGGAGCATCACCACCTTCATCATTTAGAAAGTAGGCAATCTTACCATCCTTATTTTGTTTGTTTAATGAATCAGCAAGTATACTTGCTAAGTCTTCTTCTCTTTTGGCCATTGTAACCTAATTATTAATTGTTAAATAAATCATCAAATGCTGATGCTACATCATCTTTTGGTTTTGCAACTTCTTGCTTTTCCCAAGGTAAGTCACCAATTTCACCTGTTGTTCCACCTAAATCAACCGAAATATCGGATTGTTTTGGTGTTACTGCTTTTGGTTTTGGTGCTTCTAATTCTTCAACAATTTCATCATTAACTGCTGCTGATGGATTTAACCAATTTTCTAAAACTGACTTTAATTCTGCGTAAGATAACTCCTGATATAATTCAGTAATTTCTTTTTGGCCATCTAACAATTGTTGGATAGTTTCCGGAGAATCTGCCAATTTAGTTGTTGCAGGTTTAACTCTGATTGTTGTTGTTGGATAAGATGCGTTAGACTCTTCTGCTGACATTACTTCCAATACGATATCTCTACCTGTGTTTGGGTCTGTAATATCTCCGTAATCAGGGTCAGCAATATATCCTAAGATATCTTGATAAACCGTCTTACCGAATCCCCAGAATTTTACTCCTTCTGATTCTTTACCTCTTACGATAACTGGTACAAAAGTTCTTAACTTTGGTTCCATTTTCTTACCTGCTTTCCAATCATCGGTATCACCTGTTCTTTTAAGTTTTTCTGCAAACTCAACGATAGGGTCAGGTCTACCAAATGACATTGGACTTAAATAAGTCTTGTTGTTAATGTTGTAGTGAAAGTAAAGTTCAATGAAAGGGATGTCTTTGTTGAACTTGTAAGGAACGATTCTCACTTGAGATTTTCCGTTTGCCGGTTTGAAAATTGAATCCGACTTTTTAGTGTTGTTTTGTAAAGAGCTAAATCTCTTTAGTGCCAATGAAATGTCCATTGTTTTGTTGTTTTTAGGGTTTAAAAATTTGTTTTTAAAGTTGAGGTTTATATCGATATTACCTATATCTAAATATAACTTTTTCAGCTTTTATTACTATAAATATACGACTATTTTTCCACATTACCAAATTTATTTTTGGAGGTTTTCAACCTTGCGATTTAGGTAAAATATAGCTTTTTTGAGGTCTTCCAGTTCTTTTTGAGGGTCTTTTTTACCCGCTCTTGCAACATATTTGACTACATTGAATAAGTAAGCATCTTTGTCTAATCCCCATGCTTCACATACTTTAATTACTTCGTATGGATTGTCTACTCCCCCATAGTGTTGAGGGCCATTTACCATTTCTTTTATTTCCATATTTGATACCATTTTCTTTTAGGTGCAGGTTTACATAAACTAAATGGATTATCTCCAAATGATGTTGTTCCTACATATTTTGATGAAAACATATTTAAAAATACTTCGTGATATTTTTCAGGTATCTTACTAAAATCAGCTTTTATTTCTACATTTAATTCAATTGCTCCGTCTGTAACTGTTATCAATTTTAATGAATTGTAAGTTTCAACATATTGTGATGATTGAATGTTTAAGTGTCCTCCACCTAAAAATAACTCCGAATCTTTTTTCTTTTCTGCCATAACTTATTTTTTACTTTCCCAATATAATTCTCTAACCTTTGCTCCTAATTCGGCATCGTTGGGTGTATCTAAAATTGTTCTACCTTCTACTGTTATTAAGTTTCTATTTTCACCCATATAACATTGTCTACATAATTGTCCTGCTCCCTCTACATAACCATATCTAAAATCGACATGAGTAGTTTTTAATGTAGTAGTTTCTTCACCACACATAACACAGGTTTCATAAATGTCAAATTCGTCTTTTTGTTTTCCTACTGATGTAACTAATCCGTTTTCATCAATTGTAAGTGGTACATGTTGTTCACCCATAATTTATTCTTTAATTGTTTCTAATTTGTTTTTCAATTTTACTGCAAGAGCACAAGTTTCGTATTCCTCAAAGTCAATAAGGATTTGTAATTGTTCGTCTAATAATTCTGTAAATTCTCTACTATCAATGGATAATGTAATAACTATAACCTCTTTAATTAAGACTTTTGCGAAATCAACTCTCTTCTTTTTATTTCTTATTCCGAATGCAATACCATCTACGATTGCTTTTGCAAGTTCTCGTCTATTAAGTTCAAAAATGTCCGAAGGGTCGTTTGCGTGAATTTCAATTGGAGTGTATCTATTTCTCTTTGTCATGAATCAAATATAAGAAAAATATTTTAAATCTCCAAATTATTTTTGATTCTTATTTTTTAATAAATCAATATGCCCGTCACCGACAGGTGCAATTACTTTGTATCCCTTTGATTCCAACTCTTTTGTTTTACGAATTAAATTTTCATCTCTAATATCATTGAATGTATCTGCTAATTCACCAACTGATGTTTTTTTGTCATTATAATCTGCAGGAAATGATAATCTATATAATATATCGTAATCTTTTTTCTTTGGTTTTTCAAAATTTTGTATCGGTGGAAATCCGGCTTCTTTTGCTGACTTTTGTAGATATTGTTTTCCTGTTTCATCCAAATAATCAACCGATGAAAAATCGTTTGTATTTTTATTTTGTCCGACCATACTTGCCCAATTTCCTGCTTTTACAATATTAAGAGGGAGGCCAGTTCTTTTCATTTGTTCTTTATACAAAAGTGATTGGTCGTTCATTACATTTAAGTCCTTTCCATCCCAACTATCATTTACAAAATTTGGATAATGTTCTTTTAATTTATTATGAATATATTCTTGTTCAGACCCCTTTGCATAAACATTATCATCATCCCCACCTTCACCTAAAAATGCAATTTTACTATCCTGTGGGTATATATTTTTCACATTATCAACAACTTCCTGTGCTCCTTTTAAATTATAGTGTTCTATTCCAAAAAATGTTGAACCATTTTTAGTTTGAATATTCCCAAGTTGATTTCCCGTTGAGTCTTTTCGTTTAGATGGTTTTAATTTAGAATTGATGGATTTTTTTGTTGGTATATCATGTTTAATCGGGTCCATTTTTTTAACCGTATAAACATTACCTGTTTTTTTGTTTTTAACAATGTCATCGTCTTTTAATATATCTTCAAGTATATTAGAAAGTTTAAGCATTATCATTTGTATTAAAACTTTTGAATACTTTTGTAGGTATCATTTTATAACCTGTATTAGATGTAGTTAAAATACAATTTCTAAATTCTTCCCAATCAATCATATACGAATTATCCAATTGACCTCCTGTTTTTGACTTAACTACTTCATTCAAAGCATTAATAGTGTATATTGAATTAGATTGTTTCTTTCTATGTACTAAAATAGTTTTCCATTCCGAAGGGATTGCATTGGAACCTTTTTCGACATTAAAAGTAATAAACGCTTCTTCAGGTCTCACTTTACTTTCTAAAATGAAAACATTTGGATTAGTTAGAGTATAATTTGTTAATATAAAATCAACTGACTTATCCAATTCTTCCTTTGTTGTAAAAAGGCAAAGTAGTTGTGTATTCATTATGATAATTTATATTCTTTAGCTTTTAATGCTACCTGTGTTAATGCCTTATTCTTTGCACCTTCAGGTAAAATTTCATTCAATCTCTTAATTCTACCTATCACCTCTAATCTAATTTGTTTATCAGACATATCCAAATCTTCAAAATCATTCAATAATTCTTTACTCATAGAAGTTACAACATCAATTCTATCTTTTGGGTCTTTCCATTTTTTAAAATCAGTTGTACCATTCTTAAATGCCAATCCACCAAAACGAGATTGTGGCATTTCAAATGTAGGTGCAGAACCAATACCTCTTGTTCTAACTCTAGCTTCGAAAATTGGAATAATACTACCACCACCGATATCAATACCAACAGACATTACACCACCTTTGTCGGTAACTTTAATTTGTGAGTTAATCCTATCGTTTAATTGGTCTTTTAATTTAGCCTTTTTAGCAGGGTCTTTTTCATTTTCATACATTCCCATTTCTTTACCTATACCCAACAAACTAACCAAGTTTTCTTTTTTCATTTCAATTGCAGGCTCTTCACCATATACAACCATCAATCTATCCAAATGTTTATTTTCTGGGAAAAGGATATCGTCAATGTGTGTTTCTTTTCTAACAATTTCATCAACTACATGTTTATTCTTTGGATTGGTAAATTGTTCTTTGATGGCAGTGGTCATCTCTTTATCCAATCCTCTTACATTTTTATAAATTTCTTTTATTTTTGGATTAGATGATGTTTTGGCCATATCTGCCAAAATTTTAATATTGTCACCTTTTGTAACATCTGATAATATACTTTCTGCAAAATCTCTAAATGTAAGTTTTGATAATGGTTTTCCTGTAAGTTTTTCTATACTTTGTAATCTATTTGATAATCCTTTTGCACCAAATCTACCTTCTGGATTTTTCTTCAAATCGTTGAAATCTTTTTGGAAAGATTCCATTGTTTTTGAATTCGTTGCCAATTTAGACAATTTACTCAATTCTTCGGTTCTTCTATTCTTATAATCATTTAATGTAGGTAGGTTTTGCATTCCCTTAGAAGTCAAACCATCCATCATATCACCCATACCACCACTAAATACGAATACACTCAAATCTTTTTTCAAAGATAATCCCAATCTACTACCATCTTTTAATTGCATGAAACAATCCGATGATGTACCATGCCCTTCACTACCCACAACAGCTCTACCTTCATCGGTATCCCAAGTAAATTCTTTAATATTTTTGAAATTGATATTTTCTTGGATATATGAAAGAGTACTGACTGCAGAATCTACCCATGCATCATCTAATAAAGTATCTGATTTACCTGCAATCTTTCTTAAATCTTTTTCTACTTCTGCAATTGCTTTATCAAACGAAACTCCTTTGTTAATCATTTCGGTTAATTTCTTACCACCATACACAACTGCACATTCTCCAGCTCTACTTGCAGCAGTTCCTGCACCAACTCCCAATTTAACTCCAGATTTTTTTGCCTTTTCTTTATCTGCAAGTTCTTGTGCTTTGGTTTTACTTAATGCTCTGATTACTTTATCGTTATCTTTTTGCATTAACTCTTTAACCTTTTTAGGGTCTGTTATCTTTTGTCCAGGTTTTGTATATGGATTTGTAGTTGAAATATTATCAGACTCACCATCCTCCATATCAGACTGAACAGATGTTGGTTTTTCTTTTTGTGGTTTTTCCTTTGCAGGCTTGTCAGGGAATACTTTTGCACCAGGACCTTGAACACCAAATGCATTAGTTGGTTGTTCAGGTTCTTCGTCTGGTTGTTTTGCAGTCTCCATATCACCATACTTACCTTTGTTTGCATTTAAGAATGCTTCAAAGTCTGCCATAGCAGCTGTATGTGCCTTATCGTTTTCTTTTCCGATATTTCCATATTGTATCGCCGTTGAAAATACTACCTCACCACCTTTATTATTTTTGTATTTCTTATCTTTGTAAAATTCAATAGCAGCTTGTAACCCTGCATCCTCTTTAGGAGCTTCATTCAAAGATGATTCAGTCAAATAAGAAAAGTATACTCTTACTTTTTGAGCAATCTCATTTGCATCACTTATCTTATTCTCTCTTAGAATTTCTACTAATTTTGTAACTTGTTCCTCTTTTGTCAAATCAATAATACCCGTATTTGCACGGTATTCTAATTCTTTAAGGATTTCTTGGAAATTTATTGACATCTTTATTATTTTCTTTTTGCATGAAATTTAAATCTCTTAGTAGACACTAGTTTAAAAAATTGCTTTAATGGCCATTTAAGTATTTTATTAGGATGGTTTTCATGACTAACAAACATATGGTTATCCTTATATCCTTTTACTAATATTTTATTACCTGTTTTTTTATCAGTCAATCCGGTTCCTGGAGGTAATAATTTTTCAACTGTATCTAAAACATTTTCTCCACCTTCAAATGGTTCTTCTACTGGTTTCTTTTGTACATCCGATTTTACTTGTAATTTTTGATTTTTAATATCATCATCTATACCATCTTCTCTCCACTGCCACTCTTTACCTGGCATTATATCAGATACTACAAAAATTTTATCTCCTTCTACTCTTACAACTTCTATGTTTTGATTGCCATTAGGCTTGAAAAATTTTGTTCCTACTGGATATTTTTCTTTATTGACTGCTTTTTCTTTATCATCACCACCAAATACGGATGTTCCTTTAACCGGGCTAGGAGAATTTTGAGATGCTCTACCTGCCGTTGTCACTCTACCCGCAACTACTACCTTTGTATCAGGTCTTAATTTATGAACTTTATTATATGAGTCGAATGCTCTTTGGTTTGGAAAATCAATCTCTTGTAATGGAATTAGGTTTATTAAACGCATATTATTGTTTATTAATTGGATATAATTATATGATATAAATATAAAATTTTAACTTATAACCTCTAAATTGTTATAATTCTCTCCTTCTTCAACTTTAACCGGAAAACCACCCTTCTCCATTATTTCTCTAATGTCGTTTAAAAGATTTTCTCTTTCAATAGGATGGGTGTCTATAAGAAAGGCATCGTAGGTATAAAGTATCATTTTTGACATTTTCCCACTCAAATACTCCAATACCTCACCAATCTTCATATAATTGATTTCAGTCTCCAATGATTGTAGTAAATAGTTGAATACCTTTTGTTCGTTTGCACCTTCGATTCTATGGAATGGTATTTCTCTTTTATATAAGAGTGTCGTAAGTTTTCCCGAAATGACGAACGATTGGTATAATTTCTTAATGTATTTATCTACTAATTGAAAGAATGGTATCTCTCTTGCGTTCTCGTCTAATCCCCCATAAAGGTATGTAAAGGTTATTTTCTTTGCCGTCTCTATATCACACCCATAAAGGTTTGCAAGGTGTTGGTGAGCCGTAGTACCTTCCGGAAACTCATATCCAACCATTTTCGCAATCAAACGAATGTGATACGACTCATAGTCAAATTGAATCAATGTACCATGTGGATGACGACTAATAAACATTTCTCTCGTGCCATCGGATTTGTTTAGAGCAGAGTAGTTCACGTTGAGATGTCTATTGGATGGTCTACCCGTTGTGGTGTAAGGATTGTACTGCGTAAACACAATTCCGTTTCGCTTGATGTATTGCGGATTGAATGCAAAACTATCAATAAATTTTTCCTCAACGACTTTTACCCCAGCCCCTTCCAACCTTCCTAATGTATTGATTGCTGATGTATATTTTCTATACCAATCTCCTCTTGTACTGATATTTGGGATTGTTTTTAAGACTTCATACCACTTCATTAAAGGTACACAATCATTCAACTCTTTAAAGTCGTTTCTATACCCTCTATAAACCGATTCTACGACCTCA